TGCTGTGACCAAAGGTTCGTACAATGAACCAATCTATATCCTCTCAAGAGAGAACCCAGAGAACTCATGGCAATGGAAAGCAGGCTACGAGCAGTGTCAGAAGGACATCGCAGACAAACTAAAGGACTAGCGTATGCCGATGGATTTCTCTGTAGGACTGGTAATTGGATTTATTCTAGCTAAAATATTCAAATAATATGAACATCAAAAAATGTGCCAAGTGCAAGATGGTTCTCTTAAGAGAGAATGAAAACGCTACTTTCATTGTGTGTGAGTGTGAGACCGACAAACTAAAGGACTAGCGTATGCTCGAATTCTTATTTGGTTGGTTCTTGGGAGAAACTTTGGCGACACCAGAAACCTATGTCATCTCAAGGCCTGAAAAACAAAAAGAGTGTGATTACTGTTCATCTGCTGTCGATGCACGCCTTGGGTCGGGCTTGCTGTGTGGTCACCATTACCACACACTTGGACTTTACAAAGAAACAGATCCTAAACTCTTTGAGAAATAATCTATAAAGGACTAGCTAATGAGCAAACAAGACAGAGAGCGCCGCAACAATGACCTACGCATCTTTAAGTGGACTATTGCAGTAGGCATCCTACTCGCTGCGGCACTGAGTTATTTAACAAGAGGATGGATATGAGTTACTACCACGCCCAAACAAAAGAAGAGGCTAGAAGGTTGATGCAGACGTATGCGGTCTTCACTCGTCAATTAAGCCTAGAATTTGTGCCGGATGTTGCTTCTTGGTGGGAGACCTACGGAGAAAATACGTGTTACCAACTCTCTTCAAAACACGCATTGATTCTGATACACAACAAAAACCTGCTTAAAAACAAGAATATTTATTCATGGAACGAATATCCTCAAGAGGAATGATATGAACGAAGCATTTAAGAAGGATCGTTGCAGCGTGGGAGATGTGATTGTGTCTCCTGCAGGAGAAGCTGTAATTCTTGAGGTCGGTGAGACCAGCTTCTTGAGTAGTTATTTTGGTGAGTTTGATGAAGCATGGGCGTGGCACACTTACGCAGAAGCAAAGAAGTTCGGCTGGATATTCAAAGGCCAAGACACCTGTAACACATGTGGAAAGTGATATGAACAAAGAATTTGAGTTCCAAACTCAAGAAGCAAAACATGGCTTTACTCCAGAACAGAGGAGCATCTATTGGTTCGGTGTGATTGATGCTCTGACTCAACGAGAAGCATTTGAAAAACAAGTGACGTCTTTGTACGAGAGTGAGTACGGCATTCCTTGCATAGACATGTTGCGTCAGTGGCTTAACGAAAGACCAAGCGGGCCTGTTTCAACAAAAGACTTAGAACATTGGCTCAAGCCATTGATTGAAGAGACCTGTAACGCATGTGAGAAGTGATATGACGGACGACCAATCAAAATTTGCAGAGATTTTCAGTATATATCACGGAAAAGACATGTTTGTCGTGACTTTTTCGAGTAGCTATTTCAGTAACCAATTCGAATCAGAGGATATAATTGCAAACATTGCAATAACACCCAATACGGCAGCGTTATTATTAAGAGAGCTCGAAAGTCGTATTTCTGATTTTGAAGAGAAGTATGGAAAGATTGATAGGCATGTGTGCTGTAAATGTGGAGAATAGTGTATACTGTAATAAGGTCCCATCAAGTTCTCTTTTATTTAGGACGCGTCTCATGAGGACGTGTCTCAAATACATGATCCTCCAGCGTTCTCTCTGAGGACAATAGGGCATAACGTCTCACTCTCGGGTGGGGCGCTGGAGGATTATCTCCAAGAAAGAAGCCCATGCGCAAGCATGAACGAAAGGCAGTCTACTCTTGCTCGAGGGGGCTGTTTTTTGTATAATACGTTCGTACCCATGAAGCTGTCTTTAAGACAGCCGTCTTTGCCAGAAATGGCAACACCAAAAATCTCAAAGCTACTTCTTCAGGGTAGCTTCATGGGTATATGTTTCCATACATATTTGCATCAAAGTAACCATTCGCATTGCGGTGGTTATTTTGCTATACTGTAACTGTAAGGATCTTGACTTGTAGGCGAGCGACGAAAGGGGATCATGCAACAAAATAAGCCATGATCGCTAAGGCGGACTGTCTGCTTCGCATACTTTCTACGTCCGCCTATAGGTCAAGAGACATATTTCAGGTTAAGAAGTGGTCATTTTATGATCGCTTTTTTGATTGTATGTGTGTGTATATCTTTATTGCTCACATACCTCACATGTGATAGCATATGAGTAACGATATGAAAGAACGACAAGGAAAACTGATTGTATATCTTCCTCCTTCGCAAAAGGAGATCTTGAAGGAAAAACTCTACGACAAAGGGCTAACCATGAGTTCATGGTTTCGTATTCAAGTTCGTGAATTTTTAAGAGAGGAAGAGTAACCTGACCTGTTAGGGGGAGATGGACGACTCCGACGACTAGATGTTTGCTCGGGCAACAGAAGGCCATAAGCTCCCCCGGCAGCTTGGGACTATTTTTGATTATATTTAAACATCAATAGTATGGATTCAAACCCTATCTTTGCTGTCGAGTACGATGTTGATGGTATTCGACAACAGATCGAGGAGCATGGTTCTTGGAGAACAAGACGTTTCCTCAAGAAAAGCCTGAAAGAAGCTGTGAGTGCAGCAATGAAGCAGGCTCAAGCAGTTCAATTGAGCAAGTGCCAATGCACATGCCATTTCGGATTGGATAAATGTTTTTGTGAATGTAAGTAATCACTATGTCCAAAACTACTAAGAGTCGTGCTCAGCTACTCCAAGAGGATCTTGCAGAGCTGACAAAGAAATACAACTGTTACTTAGAGGCGTCTGTTTCAATTCGTGGAGAACGAGTTCACTCAGAGGTGCTCATCCACGAACGTCCAGAAAAGAAGGAAGAAGAACATGCCAAAGATTAAACACATCTTTGTACAGGATTGTGGGATCTACCCAACAGAAGTACTCGTTGTTATTGGGATGTATAGGGAGGAGATCATAAAGCATCTCAAGAAACGTAAGGGTTTAAAGAAAGGTTTGTTTATTGCTATCGAGCAGAATCCGGATCTTTTCACAGATAGGTATGTGGAAGGTGCAGCTTTTCTTTTGAGACATACAATAACGGGTAAGCAATATCACTGTCTTTGGCTACCACAACCATCACGTAAAAAAGATTTCACACTGACTCTGATTCATGAGACAGTACATATAGCGCAGCAAGTACTAGGCATTGATAGAAATGTGGATCTGGTAGAGGAGAGGGAGTCTACTGCGTACTTCATTGAATACTTTTACGACAAAGTCACAGAAGAAATTTCTAAACAGTATGGCCGTAAACGACAACGGAAAATACACAAAGCTAACTGAGAACGTCGTCAATAAGTTAGAAGAGATTTTTGCACTTGATGGTACAGTGGAAGAGGCGTGTTTATTTGCTGACATTAGTAAACAAACGTACTACAACTGGATCAATAGTGACCCACAGATGAAGGCAAGGTTTGACGCTTTACGCAATACTCCAGTATTGGAGGCTAGAAGGACTGTAGTTAAAGGGTTAAAAGAGAATTATAGTAATGCAATGGACTACCTTTCACGTAAGAAAAAGCTAGAGTTTTCTACAAGAACAGAGCATACTGGAGCTGATGGAGGTTCTATCCTAGGTAGTTTGTTTGACGCCGCTAAAGCTAAAGAGATTTCAACAGAAGAAGCTAGTGCAACTATTCAAAGCTTAAGATCTTTAACAGATGCTGACGAAAAGGGAGATTGAACTTTACAGAAAGATTCAGAAAGATCCTTTCGAGTACGCAAAGGCAATGTTTGGTTTGTTGCCTCAACCGATTAAAGAAGAGTACAGAGCCAGATGGGAACAAGGACTCAGGAAAGACTGGGAAGCATGGGAGTCCTTTAAGCTATCCGTAAACGATCAATGGTTTGAACCATTCGTGAAGGGAAAGCACCTAACATGGCAACAGACTCTTCTTTTTTGGTGTGTAAAAAAAGCCCTAGCGAGGAAGGCTTCTAATCAGATTAGTGTTGTATCAGGACATGGAACGGGAAAGAGCGCCTCAATTGCCATTCTTATTCTTTGGTATCTGTTCTCCTACAAAGATTGTCAGGTTCCTTGTACAGCCCCTTCAGCCGACCAGATGTATGACGTTCTGTGGAAGGAAGTGGCTACATGGCATGCTCGCTTACCTGCACAGGTAAAGGATCTCTATGACGTAGAGTCTAGTTATGTTCGTATAAAAGAAAGTCCTAAGACATGGTTTGCTCGTGCGAAGACAGCACGTAAAGAGAACCCAGAGGCTCTGGCTGGTATCCACGCTGACTATGTGATGATGCTTGTGGATGAGGCTAGTGGTGTACATGAATCTATTTTCACAACAGCACAAGGAGCTCTGACGAATGAGAACGTGCTTTTCATCATGATTAGTAACGGTACGCGTTTGCAGGGGTTCTTCTACGATTCACACCACAGATTGAAGGATGACTGGCAGCGCTTGTCGTTTGATAGTGAGGCTTCCCCTATTGTGGACAACGATTACGTTGAGCGTATTACAAAGAAATATGGGGCTGATTCTGATGAATACAGAGTGCGTGTACGAGGAAAGTTCCCGAAAGCTGACGCGATTGACCAACATGGTTACTCACCACTGCTACTTGAGAAGGATTTAGAGAGGGCTTTTACTACATTGCCCAAGCAGGCATTGATTGGATCACCTCGTCTCTCCGTTGACGTTGCTGGTGAAGGAAACAACTTCAATGTTTGGATTCTTCGTTACGATAACTTCGCACGTGTGTTGGATAAAGTACCTGTACTTGATACAATGGAGACAGCATCAGTGACCGCAAGATTCGCTACAGAGCATGACATCCATCCATACAACGTCTTTGTTGATAAGAACGGTGTTGGTCGTGGTGTTGTAGACGCTCTGCATAACATGAACTTCTTTGTTCGTGGTGTTCTTGCTTCAGCCTCACCAGATATCGGTGAGGATAAAGAGACATTCCTCAACAGACGAGCGCAGAACTTCTGGAGAATGAGGATGTGGTTAATGGGTGGTGGTAAGTTGGATAGCGAACATGCAGATGATTGGAGAGAGATTCTTTCAATCAAGTACAAGACAATGGACCACAAGAGATTGCAGATCATGCCTAAGTTGATGATGCAAAGAGAAGGTATTTCAAGTCCGGACGTAGCAGATGCTCTAGCTCAGAGTTTTGATGTGCTGCACGCACATGATCCTAACGTCACAAGCGATCTGGTCGAAGATCCTTTTGACCCTAATGCACTTATTTAAGCCTTTATGCCGAAAGAAGAAATAAAGGCGAACATCCCTACAGCGTTTGATCGAAGCCAAGAGCCCGAGGCTCATGAAGATGTTGTTTATACTGACGAGGAACAAAGCTATCTCGGCTTTATGCGTCGTCGTATCATGACAGCTCGCGATCGAAGAGAAGATAAGCTCATCGAGTTTGATGACCAAAACTACTCGACGTACTATCAGACCAACCTCAAGGCAGCGAACTCTTACAACCCACCACGTAAGAACCGTGAGGATGCTCGAATCGTTACTGGAACAACACAAGAGAAGGAGACCACACTGCTCTCTACTCTCTTGAACTTTAACTTCGAGCCCAACATTCGTCCTTATGACGAGAATGACAATGAGATCTATGAACTAGGTGAGGTCATGGAAGATCTTGTTTCCAAGAGTCGGAAGATGGAGAAGTATGACGACCGACGTCGCTTGTACTACAAAGAACTTCTGGATCAAGGAACATGTTTCATTGAAGAAGTGAAGGTCGAGCAAATCATCTACGACAAGAAGATGAAGGAAGGAACCGACCTAACTGGCATGAGGATCGACAGTATCAAGTGGGATACACGTCTCAAGAAGCTCTATGCCAACTGTGAGACACGCCTCCTTTCTGGAGAAAGTGTTTATCTCGGTAATATTCGAGAGTTCTTCCTAGACAAGCAGCCATTTGCTTTCATTCGCGATGTTATCCATTACGATGAAGCAAAGATGATTTACGGAGAATGGGAACGATTCGAGAACGTCCCCCGTAAAGTAGTGCGTTTCTCTACTGAGACAGAAGAGTATGTGGACTACCGAAACTGGTCACTGCTTGAAATTGATGACGATTATGTGGAGGTCATCAAGTACCAAGACCCACTCAACAACGAGTACATGATCTTGCTTAACGGTGTCATGATGATGCCGATCAAGTTCCCGCTCACATCTATCTCTCCTTCAGGAAAGTTCACCTTTGCCAAGGGAGATGCAGAGCCAATCAGCAAGTTCTTTGCTTACTCCAAGTCAACACCAGCAAAGACCAAGGTCGATCAGCAGGTTCTTGATGAGACTATCAAGATGATCTTGCTCAAGATGAAGAAGAGTCTGTTCCCACCAATGGCGAACAACTCCGGTAAGATCCTTTCTCGAAAGATCTTTTGGCCAGCAGTCATTACTAATGACGTTGATGTAGCCAAGTTGCAGGAGATTGGAGCTAATACAGGTCCTACACCAGCCGAGTTCAATACATTCCAGCTCATGAAGCAGATTGTTGATGAGAAGAGTGTTGACCCTTCATTCTCTGGAGATCAGGTAGGTGGAGACCCAACAGCAACAGAGATCGTGACACGCAAACAGCAGCAGATGCTCAAGCTTGGTCAGACAGTTGTTGGTGTTATCTCTTTGGAGACTGAGCTCGTTCGATTGCGTATCCATAACATCCTCGCCAACTGGACACTTCCTATTGATGAGCGTGTCGATGAGGTGCGTAAGGAGCTCGTGAAGTACTACCGTTCATTTGATGTCGATACAATCTTCAGTGATAACGGACGAAAAGGACGTCGTATCGTCATGTTCGATGAAGAATCCGTAGAGCGCTTCGGTTCTCCAGAAGGATCACAGGAGCTCTCAGAGATTCAGGAAAAGATCAAAGAGAAGACAGGTGAGGACATTCGTTTCACCTTCCTCAACCCAGAGGCTATGCAGCAGCTCAATGCAACATTCGATGTGAGCATGGTTCCTACAGAGAAATCCAGCTCAGAGCTAGATCGAGTACTGTTCGAGCAGAGTTTGAGAGGAGCAATGGAATTGTTCGGCCCAGAGGAAATCAACAAGGAGTACGCAAAACAACGGTACGCTGTTCTGTCTAAGGAAGACCCAGAGAAGTTCTTCTCTCAACAGACTCAGCAACCGCAGGTCGCTCCAGAAGTACAACCACAAAGTCAACCAAGAGCAGCACAGCAACTCACACAAGCCGCAGGTGGTGTTCAACAACCGTCCCTTAACACGTTACTTAGTCAGTAATGCCTATGTTCAAGCGAATACTACGTCCCTTCATAGATGAGATTAAGGAGCATGTTTCACATGAAACCCAGAAGCATGCTCCTACTCAAAGAGATTTTATAGACGATGACTATGCGAGTTTGGTCAAAGAAGCATTGATGATTACTGATTTGAATCAGAAAGATGTTGACCAGATGGATGTGCGCGATAGAGATGAGATGGTTAAAAGCGCCAATACAATCAACAGAGAGCCAGCACTGAGGTATGTCTTAGATGCTTTGAAAGCAGAACAGATGAGGGAGATGACTACAAAAGGACACCACAGGGATCACTATATTGCTGGAAGAGCTGTGATTATGGCGTATGAGAACGTACTTATGGCTATTGAAAGATTATCAATGAAATTTGAAGAATCTAATTACGTCGATCCTGTCGACATTAATGACTCGATTTAGTCTATGTCTGAAAAAGAAACAGACCCTTCCGTGAATGAGGAAAGCACTTCCTCACAAGAGGAAGAAGAGGGTTCATCACCCGACAATCCAGCTATTTCTTCTGAGGAGTTCGAGAAGATCAAAGCTGAGAAGGCTGATTTAGCTGAACGGCTAGCCAAGCTAGAGCAGAAAGACCACAACTTTGAAGCTTTGCGTAAGAAACGCCTAGCTGATATTGAGTTAACAAAGGAAGAGAAGGAAGCTCTTTTAGAGGATGAGATGAAGAAGATCAATGAGCGCCAAGAGGAATTCATGAAGAACCAGTATGAGAGCAAAGTCACAAGTCTTGTTCGTCAGTTCGGAATGAATAGCGATGAAGAGGGTCGCAAGAAGCTGCGTCTCCAGTTCGATCGCCTCAGTGCGGCAGATCAGCCAAAGAGCGACGATGATCTATTCGCTACAATGCGAGATGCTGCTCGTTTATCTGATATCGACTCCAAGCCAACACTTGATCCAGTATCAAATGCAGCCTCTTTTTATGGGTCCATGCCACCAAAGCGAAACAAGAAAACTGATTACACGTCTACCGAAGATGGGAAGAAGTTGGCAGATAAGATCGGTCTTGATTTAGAGGCTTATAATAAGGCTAAAAAAGAAGGTAAGATCAAATAAATATGGCTGACAAAAAGACACCAAAAGAGGCTGAGGTACCAAAGGAAGCTGAGGCACCAGAGGCAGTTTCTCAGGAAGCAAGTGAAGAGGTGGTACTCAAGAAAGATGAGTTCCACTACTTGGTAGATACCGTTAAGGGATTGCAATCAAAGGTTAGCGACTTGCAGCGCGAGAAGAATGGGATCATGGATCTGGAGTACATCAAGGAGCACTTCGCTCACATTCGTTTGTATGAAGGTGGTATCGTGCGAGAAGTAGGAAAGTCTTGGAATGATGTGGACCCACGCAACGGAAATCAGCAAATTCCTTGGATCTCCTTCAAGGCTGATAATCAGGAAGAGGATGTGAAGATGCCACTCATTGATTTCACTTCAGAGCTAGAAAAGGTACGAGTGAAGATTCTTGATCGTATTGTTTTAGACGAAGGCGTACATGTGGTTGATTACGTTCCAGTAATCACATATGACTACTCGAACTATAAGGCCCTTAATACCGGTCAGCGTGTTGCTCAGAAGGTCACAACACCCGTATACGCACTTAAACTAGAGCTTCCAGATGGAAGTGTGGAAACACTCCCTGAGAACGCTGTAACAGGTCAATAGTATGAAGAAACCAAATCTCAAAAGCCTAGTGAAAGAGGCTAAGAAGAAGGAGGAGAACCTATCAAAGCTGCGTAATGAGCGATGTGTGCCTATGGCCGTCGAGCTCATGAAGGCTATGGCATCCCACGATGGTCATAAGTTGGGAGACGTAACTCATGAAGAGCTCATGAGTGCGTATGAACCAGTTGTTATCAAGCTCTTCGAGAAGTACATGGAGGCAAATATCACTGTAGGTGATGCACAGGTAATCAACGCGTTTGCCATGCAAGCATTTGAATCTGTTAACACCATGATGGTAGAGACACTCAACTCACACTTGCGTAATGTTCAGAAGAAGAAATTCGGTAGTCAGTTGAATGAACTTACGTTTAAGCAGCTTGACGAGCTTCTTAAATCTGATACAGTAAAAGAGGAAAGTAGTAAGTAATTTTCGGGTAAGAGCGAATGAGAGGGACTAATGTCTGTTAGTCTCTCCACTTTCGCCCCTACTGCGTTATGTAGGACAATCACGCTTCTGATCGTGGAGGACGTGTATATAACTGAAATCAGGAGCTGATCCTGTAAAGCAGCCTCGCAGTTTTTCTGTCGAGTCGTTTTTTATTTATCTAAAGAAATCCATTATGGCTTTCGAACAACACAGTGGAAAAGCTCGTACTGAGTGGTACCCAAAGAAGGCTTCAACAGTTTTCGCAAAGGGAGATCTCGTGTACGCAGATGGTTCTGGTGCTATTCAGCCAGCAGACGCAACTTCAGGGATGCACATCGGCGTTATCCAGAAGGCAGTTGCGGCTACTGATGACGACTACGCTTCAACCACACTTGTACCTGTTCTCGTGCCTACCGACGACACCGAATGGCTCGTAGATGTTGGTACAGGAACAGCAACCGCAGCATTGATTGGAACTCAGTTCGATCTTACGGATGCTGCTGGAGTAGACGTTTCTGCAACATCTAAGAACGTCGTTACATGCACACGTTTCATTTCAGCCTCAAAGGTTGTAGTGAAGGTGAACGCAATGATTGCAAACCGTGATGTTGCAACATCTTAATCTTAATTCTACTTAACATATGGCAGGTCCAGGAAGTTCAACGACTCTCTTGAACATCGTTACACTTAGCGAGTTCACAGACCTCGTTGAAAAGAAATTCACCCTCGACAACGCAATGATGCCTGAGAATGCAGCTCAACTGTTTATCTCAGAAAACCTTGCTGCGCATACAGGGAACACTCGACGCTACGACGAAGTAGATGTTGAGACATATGCTGCTGTCAAAGCAGAGGGAGTTGATGCAACAAAGGCATCAGCAGGTGTTGGTTACAACATCACCATGACAGCAAAGCGTGTTGCCCGAGAAATTGATATTACTTGGGAAATGCGTCGTTACAACAAGGCACCACAAGTGATGTCACAGCTCACAAGCCTTTCTCACTTTGGTCCTCAGCGCTCTGATCTTGATCTTACTCACCGACTCTCATTTGCATCATCTACTTCTTACACAGACTTGGATGGTCTTACTGTAGACGTATCTGTGGGTGATTCACTTGCGCTTTTGAGCACAACTCACGCTCTTGCATTCTCAGCTTCAACATACTCAAACCGAGTATCTGGAGATCCAGTATTCTCTCAGGGTGCTCTTGAGAACGCAGAAATCCTCGCTAACACCAACGTGCTTTCAAACTTTGGTGAGAAGCGAATGATGAACTTCAACACAATTGTTACTTCAGATGATCCTAATACTGTTCGTGCAGTACGACAGGTTCTCGAAAGTACCGCTGACGTTGATGCTTCACACGAAGGTGTTGTGAACGTATTCCGAGGACGCTACCGACACGTAGTGCTTCCTAACTTGGCAACTACTGCTGCCGGGGCATACGACTCAACAAAACGCCGATGGTGGTTCATTGCCTCAATTGGAATGGGTCCATCTATGAGCTGGCAGGCTTACTACGGAATCTTCGAGGCAAACAACTTGAAGACACCAGCTCCAGGAAACAACGGAGAAGACGTACACAACGACAACTGGACATATGGGTCACGAATGTCCTACGGAATCGCTATCCTTTCTGGACGCGGAATTGTCGGATCTCTCCCAACATCTTAATTCCTTCCTTAGCACTATGAGGATTGGTCTATAGGAGACTGATCTCTAGGACGGCGGTGGGTGCAATAGGAATAGAAAAGAATTATGAACTATAACTTAAACTCAGGGTGGGGAAAGGTGCAGGCTAACGGTTTGCCATTCCTCGGATCTGGTCAGCACTTCTTTGTAGGTGCTACTACAGCCGCTAACCGCGACATGGTTCTCGAACTCTTCGGATACCACGCAGATCCAGATGGTGACTTACGCTTTTTCGACACCATTGAAGAAGCAATTGGTGCGTGTACTGCAAACGCAGGAGACATGATCTATGTTTTGCCTGGCTACACACAGACAATCTCTGCCGCAAGCGGTATTGACATTGATGTCGCTGGAGTGTCCCTTATCGGGCTTGGTCTCGGTGGTGATCGACCAGTAATCACATTCGATACTGCAACAACTGCTGACCTAGATATTGGAGCAAGCGGCATTTACATCAAAAACTTTGAGTTTGTTAACGACATTGATGCGCTCGCAGAGCCTATTGATATCGAAGCAAACGTAGAAGATGTCACATTTGATGAGTGTTTGTTCTTGGACGACACGGCTTCTAAGCAGACCGTACGATGGTTCCAGACAGCAGACACAAACAGTGGAATCAAGTTCCTTAACTGTAAGCACTATGGTTCTGATACCGCAGGTGCAACTGCATGGGGAACATTCATCGGTGGACTGGAGCACGTCGTTGACGGACTCGTCTCACACGGAGATATGTCCGCAGCGAACATCGAGATTAAGACAACTCTTACAGCAGAACTCATTGTTAAGAACTGTCTTCTTGAGAACGCAAACGCAGTTGACGTGAACATTGAAGGAAACAGTCTTTCAAACACGGGTTGGCTTGCTAACAACTACTGCCGAATTGCAACAGACGGTCAGACCACTTGGATCAACAACATTGGAAACGCCTCTCTCTTTGAGAACTACGGTGTGAACAACAACGGTGAAACAGGTGTTCTAATCGGAACTGCATCATCATAAACATATGAAAGTAGCGGAACTTAAAGCAGCTCTTGATGAGCTGGGAGTAGAGTATGACGCTTCTGCAAAGAAGCCTGAACTCGAAGAACTCCTTGCTTCCGCGCAAGAGCTTCCGGCTGAAGAACCAGCCGAAGAAGCAGAAACACTTGAAGAAGTTTCTGCTGAGGAACCAGAGGTCTTTGATGGCCGAAAGGTTCTATCCAAACAGGAAGTTGAACTAGGAGGAAGTAAATTCCTTGAGTACAAATTCTTGGACGGTTCAAGCACACGCGTCCCTCGTTAAACGCCATGCTTCTCCGTCTCCTCACTCCCTTTATGGGGAGTGGGATAGACGGGGAACAAGAGATATATCTTTACCTTGTAACCTATGAACTACCCAACAGATGAATTCGGTAACCCAATCAACCCGGTCAATCCTCTTCCGGTTGATGATGTTTCCGTGGCTCGGGATTATATTCCAGTATCAGAGACCATTACCTTTATTACTGGAGCCGCCGGTACTGGTGGTTCTGTTCGATTAGACAAAGGACCAGTCGCAGGTTTCTACGGAGACCGGGTTGGAAGCTTTTGGTCTGACCTATCAAACCTCATCATCCAAAATGGAGCACGTCCAGGAAATGATGAATCCAAAGTAACCGCTGTTACAGAGACAGCAGGATCAGCAGATGTCACGATTTACGATCCAAGTTATAACCTAAGTGAACTACTTCCGCCTACAGCAAATGACGGTGAATATGTCATCGTTCTTACTGATGAATCAGGAAACACCTTGTATGGTTGGGTTGACGCAGTAGCAGCAAATGGATCAGATAGCTACACCCTAGACATTTATAGTGAACCAGCAATTGCAAACCAAGATTGGGTCGGATCATTGGCTAATTTTACGTTTGCAGCAGGATCAACTAGGTACGCAATTTTCCGAAACAACTCATCGTTCGCTTGGACGACTGGAACAATTCTCACAAGAGAAGTTGCCTACAAATCACAGATCAGTGATCTTGCACAGATCTCCGACTTTGAAAACGGAAACTATGCAGTCGATTACTACCGTGGACGTATTCTCTATAAGAAAGCAACAACAGGAACTTCTGATGTAGCGACTTACGGCATTCAAGGAAATACGGTTGTCGCACTAAGTTCATCAGGTGGTAGCTCAGAGAACACCCACGATACACCCGTAGTAGCTACCGGTACACAGACTCTCTACGAAGCAAAGACCTTCGATGGATCTGCTCTGCCAAACAGTGTTGCAGAAGGAGATGCAGTGCGACCTGCTGCTACTGAATACGGAGTGACTTATGTAACGGTTGTGAATGATGACGGATCAGAACAACCAGCGTATGACTCAGGGCAAGATGCGTTCCGACAAGGAGAAATCAACCCACTCTCTGACCACTATGCTGCAACAAGCCTTGTAGATACTACAAACGTATCTGCAACTACGCATTACTATCCCTCAAGTACTGGTGGTGTAATGGACGGATACAGCGACCTTTCCGTATCAGGAAAGTTCATTGATGCTGACGGAACAATGACAATGACTGTCGAGATGATGAATGATGAAGACTCCTCAAGTGGAGACTGGATTCAGGTATACGGATACGATGACAAGAACAACACCACAACGAACAGTTGGTCTGTTACAAATGGAACGCTTACATTTGCAATCTCATTCAAGGATGCTAACTACAAACGCTATCGAGTAGCTTTGGTTGCATCAGGTGCAACTAACACGGCCATCATTAAGCAACGTAAGAAGTACTAGTATGGATAATAAGTACTCTGTAAGAGAGGTATTTCCTACATCGTTTGATGACGGAACTATTGCAGATGTCATGATTAATGGTGGTGGATTCCATGCAGATAAAACGATTACGCTGTCTGCGAACAACACCACAGCGCAGGAGAACATCTTTCAGATCACCGGATCTGTGCAGATTCTTGCGCTCAAAGGAGTTATCACTGATGCTTCGACACTCGTAAACTGTACAGCGATCTCATTGCAAGTTCATGACGGAACAACACAAGATCAGGTTACCGCTGTAGGTGGTTCTGCAATTAGTGGCTTTAATGTAGGAGGTCTTCTTCTAAAAGATAAAGCATTAGCAAATGCTATTACTGTAGCTAACAACGACCAAGGACGTATCGTTGAGGCTAGTGGTGCGCCTGCATACTTCCAGTTTACAGTTGTGCAAAAAACGGCAACCAACACATTCATTCGAATGCAGTACACCACAACTGATGCACCAATTGATGCACAGATTGAATGGCATTGTATCTGGCGACCGGGACCAGATGACGCAGGAACCTTAGTAGCAGTCTAATAACAATCTCTATGAGCAAAATTATTCCAGAAGGACAAGACCTTCCAGCAAAGTCATCTCCGCTGACTGTGGATGACGTTAAGTTCGCAGCAATGGTTGCGCAAGCTAAATCATTACTCACTGCACCAATGGAAGAAGGTGAGCTATTGAGTGCGCTTGAAGCCCATTACATCGCAGAAAATAACGAACACTATACAAGTGCCCAACTTAAAAAGGTAATTAAGCAGGTAGCTAAAGACCTTAAACCAGAGCCAGTAGTAGAAGAAGGTCCGTAATTCAAATCTATGACTCGTGATCTAAGAACAAAGGCACAGGAGGTCGATATTCGACAAGTCTTTGTAGAACAACAAAGAACCGTCGATGACGGATGGGACATCGCTAGTGGATCTTCTGTGTCTAGCGCGGGTTTGAATTTATCAGCAGAAAAGGTCTATGACTTCTCTTGGTTCTGGGAGACTGGTGGTTCAATTCGATTTAAGATTACGCCCAACGATACTGATGCAACTATTCGTCGCTTCTACTTCTCAGGTCGTGATACGGACTTCAAGATTCAGCTTGCTGTTCGCGGCTCTAATGGAAACACTGTCTTCGAACTTCGTAATGGATCAGGAAACAACTACTACACAGCAGGCCAAACTGTAACAGTGGGACAAGAGAATGATGTTGTATTGGTCTGGGACCCAAGTGTCCCTAGCCTCACCTCTTTTCTAAATGGTGAAAATGAAGTAACGGACACTGTTGCTGGTTCAGCAAACTTTGGTGCATACGATACGGAATATAAAACTGTGAAGTTTGGCTCTATTGCAGGAGGTACTTCTGTTACAGATCTCAATACAATGGAGGTTACATTCTTCAGAGAACTTCTGAATGAGGAGGAAGCAGCCGATCTCAACGAAGAGACTACTTACTCTGAATTAGATGCCAAAAGAACCGTAGTTTCTCTGCCGCTCATCACGAACTACAATGATGGATCTAATGACGTCACTGACAATCTAGGATCAGGTGGGACTTTCACATGGGGGGATGGAAGTACAGCTTCAACACAACCAACACAACTTACCCCTCACGGAATGACATGTGATGGAGGTGATTATGTGCAGGCAGTCGATAATACAGTAGCCGACATGACTACAAACGACTTTTCTGTGGTCGTTTGGTTCAAGACAGATACAGCAGCAGCCATCCAGAGAATCCTATGGAAAGATGATGGTTCATCAGGATATCGTCTGTATCTCGACACAAACCCCAAGCTCGCAATTTTCCCACGAGACGGAGCAAACTCTGCGGATATTCGAACCGCGACATTAACACTGGCTGATGGGCAGTGGCATTGTGGTGTTTACGTGCATGATAAAACGAACGGTACCGCGTATCTCTATGTAGACGGTGAGCAGGAAGCAAGTGGAGATATCTCTTCTGTAGGAAGTTTGACGAACACAGATAAGTTAACTATCGGAACAGAGAGTGACGGAACAGATGGTCTTGATGGAGATATTACACGGCCACGAATTTTCCCAACTATTGCCTTAACACCATTGCAAGTTCGCGAGCTCTTTAATAGAGATAGCCGAACATTTAACGGATAATATGGCACGAATTAAAGAACAATTAGCAGCTAATATCATCGGACACTGGGACTTTCGAACCGGTAGTTTTAAGGATCAGACTGGTGGAGGGAGTGATGGATCTCCAACAAATGATCCTGTCTGGACACGAAGTAGGAGAGGACGTGCTAGTGCATTCAATGGAATTGACCAAGTTGTTGATTTAGGCACGAATACATTAGGCCCTCTAGCTGAGGGAGCTTCTGGAATCACAATGGTTGTCACTGCCTGTCCACAAAATGTTGAGGCTGGATCAATCCCAATGCTTTTTAGTGAAACGATTGGTGTCGCAAGCAATGGTTTCAATATGCGATTGGATCAGATTGATTCAGATACTTACAATCTTCGTGTAGGTGGTCGATCACAAGCTGGGGATGCGTATCAATCACATCAATCTACGGCTGTATATAATTACGGAGAAGAACATCACTTCGTAGGAGTTTTGGACTATGCAAACGATATGGTCCATCTCTATGTAGATGGAGTTCTTGAAGGAAGTACGGCAGCGACTTTCGGATCTACTACATATAATCAAGGATCACCTACACGAACTGATGCCATTGGAGGAGCATCATCTAGTGCGAACTTAACAAGTAGTTTGATGAATGAAGTATTGGTATTGGATACTCCAATTAGTGCTGCACAAGCCTCTCAGCTTTATCAAGAACATCTTGAAGAGCTTGCATTAACTTCTGTGCCACAATCTTCACGCGTTGCTGTTCCAGAACCAGTAAAAACTGACAACATCGCCTTTCAACTTACCGGTGATACCGTTGATGGTGTATTTAAAAATATCTACGGAATAGAAACTGCGAGCGTCGATGCTGGCGTAGATCTGGTACCGAGCTCTATTTACAACACTCTTGTTCCAGAATTCTCTGGCTCTGATAATGAGGACATCAATTTCGGGGATGTGACGTTCATGGATGGTGATACTCAGGCTACTATTCTAATGACTCTCGAACCAACTGCATTAGGAACTTTCGATGGTTTCTATACAAAAGGTACAAGTGTTTCATCACGTGTCCGTTTTGGATTAGGTGGAACTGGTGCGGGAACAGCAAGTGACATCTTGCTGAATATTGCCAATGGTGCAGCTTCAAGTTCGTATACAACAAATGAGCCACTTCAAGCTGGATGCAAAGCACGTCTTGCCATTGTTTTTAATGGAGGTGGTGCAACAGATGATGACAAACTCAAACTTTATGTTAATGGCACGCTACAAACTTTGACTCATTCAGTAAGTCCAGGAGCATCTATCCCAAATGTTTCTACAGATTTTCTCATTGGAAATGATAATGGATCTACCGCACGTGTATTCAATGGAATGATCTCAGATGTTCAGTACCACAGTGGAGAAAATTATACGCAAGCCGATGTCACACGAGACTATAAGAATCTCTTCGGTGCAACGAACCTAAACCTCTTAGGAGAAGATTGGAATATTTCTACAACAAATGAAACAGGAGGTTCCCTAAGTAATTCTCCATTCATTGTTGATACAGGTTCATGGAAGATTGAGGACTCAACTACATATCCCGGACAGAAACGTATCAATTGTAAATCAACAGGAAACGCATACATTTCAAGCGCTCAGGCCTTTGGTACGTGGGACTTCACTGTCTTTAAAGAGGATGCTAGTGAGACCCAAATCGTCTTCATTGCTGATACGATTGGAACAACAGGAGCATCGGGTCAGGATGGATACTTGTTTGAACTTCAAGCTGATGAGGCGATTGAATTCGCGCGTGTAACCAACGGAAGTACAAGTACACTATTCAGAACAAATGCAGGACACGTAAGTGCGGAGACCTCCTTGAGATTCCGTATCACACGAGATTCCTCTGGAGAATTCACACTCTACGAATTCGTCAGTGGCGCTTGGCAACTAATTGCAGATGGGGCAACTGGAAGTAATCCAGTAACAGAAACAACTCACGTCTCTAGCAGCTACATGAACCTGGATTTCCCGACTGGCGACGAGATCGAAAACATCAAACTCTGGCCAACTATTCAAGATCCAACTGCCTAAATAAATTTATATGGACAATCCCGGAATTTCAAAATATAGCCTCGTATCTACGTTAAACTCAACAACGGATACACTTGCTGGAGACGCAACATTCACTGGAACAGGTGAGCAAAATGATTATCCACATGTAGGTGTGATGACGAAATCAGACGTTGCTGGAACGCTATACTTTGATTTCTCTAATAATGGGACTGACTGGGATAGCACTTACCCAGTAAATGGATTTCAGTGTGCAGCAGGTGTCTCAGAATTCCATACAGCCGTGAAACTTGGGCGTTACTTCCGTGTGAGATATGTGAACGACTCTTCTGTGCAGAGCTCTTTTCGTCTCTCGACGTATTATGGAACAAGCTTTGTTCCATCAGTGGCACCGTTGAACCAGACAGCAGGATTGGATCAAGACGCAATCTTTACTCGTGGCTCTATTGCTCAGGATGAGATCCGTATTGGACGACGTAGTGGTGTAGCAGGATGGACAAAATTCGGCTTCCGATCAGGTCTGACTGCCTCTGCTGGAGAAGAGATGGTGTGGGAAACAACAGGAAACTTCACTCCACTGACTTCCGCAGAGACATTTGATATTGCTTATGACGGAACAGCGGGAGGTTCTACAGATGGAGCAGGTACAGTAGGAGCTACTGAGCTCACATTCTTCTACATCGACTCTAATGGACTGCCGGCAACAGCCACCCATACTCTAGGAACTGACGGAACTGATACAACGGCTTTCAGTGGTTTGGGCATCAACCGTATTGCAGTTTCAGCATCAGGCTCAAATCAGGCTAATAGTGCGGCCATTACGGTCACTGCAACAACGGCTGGTACTAAACAAGCAATTGTCCCCGCTGGAGAAAGTGTTACTCAGCAAGCCCTATTCTTCGTTGGAAGTAATCATGACGCTGTAGCAAAATTCCTTTATCTGCATGTGAATAAACCGAGTGGAGGTGATGCAAAGGTAGCAATCAAAGGGATCGCCTATAACCGACAAGTAGACACCTACTATGAAGTTTTCCGTACTACACTAGATACCTCCGTAGAAATTACAGAAGTTATCAATGAACCTATTGGATTTAATTTGTCGCCTACAGATGTACTCTATTTCACAGCAGATACCGACACCAACAATGCTGAAGTCGTTATTCGCTTCAGTCTTAACGAATACCAACGATCATAGCTTTATATGGAGGTAATAACTTCATCAACTTTAATACCGATAGGGGCAATAGTGAGTATGGGCGCTGTACTTATTGGCTTTGTGAAGTGGTTAACAACCATTCAAAACATGGCCAAACAAAATAAAATCGACATCCATGAGCTTAAGAAGACTGAGATCCCGGAGATTCAGAAGAAGTTGGATGATATGCACGAGAAGCAGAATAATGCGGCGACCTCTATTGCAAAGATTGAAGGGCAATTAGATTTCCTAGTCGATCATGCAAAGAAGCATCAATAATATGCGTTGGATGTATATCGCTATTCTGGTGTTGATGGTCTCATCGCTGTCTTTCTTCGGAAGAACTGTGAAAGGCAATGGAGACAGCATGATCTACCACACCCCTAATTGTAAGTATTACAGTGCAGTGGTTATAGGTAATCATTACAAAGACAGATTATTTTGGACAGAGACAGGAGCTCGTAAGTACGGATTTCGAAAAGCTAAAAATTGCTAGATATGAAAATCCTCGGCGAAAAACTCAATCAAGATCAGTTTCGAAACTATGTCGAAACATATGAGTTTGGTTCAATCCCTCCAACCTCTCTTGTGATTCATCACACTTGGTCTCCTAAGAAGAAAGATTGGAGTGGAAAGACTACCTTGATGGGAATCAAGAACTATTACGAAGGTAAGGGATGGAAGTCTGGCCCGCACTTGTTTATCGCTGAAGATGGAATCTGGTTATTCACTCCAATGTACGACGTTGGAACACACGCAGGAGATGGTAACGCAACGTACAAATGGGGGCGACTAAAGGAGTACTCGATCGGAATAGAAGTTGTTGGAGACTACGATACGGAGTTATGGAGTGGAAAGACTAAGAGTAATGCGCTCGCTGCAATTCGTGTCTTGATGGATAAGCTGAATATCAATACGGAGAACGTGAACTTTCATAGAGACTTCTCAAGCAAGTCATGTCCTGGCCACGCGATCACAAAAGACTGGCTCTTCAAGGAACTGGCGAAGCGTGATGTTCAGGGAAAGCGTATCGAGCAGAATCTCTCAATGGTCTCAGACTGGGCGCGTGATGCCTTCCAGTGGCAGATCGAGCACGACCTTGATAGGCACGTACACCCACATGAAAAGGTTACAGCGGAATGGGTATTTACCATGATTAAAAAATATCACGATAAATTTAACCAAACGTAATATGCCAAAACTACACGTCTTGTTCACACGCGTTTTAGATGGTGAGTTGAATGCTCAGAGAACTGAAGATGAGCTCAACCGTGTTCTCTCTGATATGGAGGGGGAGGTGCTCAGTGTCCAAGTTGAGGAACTGCAAGCACAGAAAGAATATAAGCTATACGTTTTAACTAAATGATATGCCAGCTAAATCCGAAAAACAGCGCAAGTTCTTTGGAGCAGAGCTCGGCCGCAAACTCGCAGGGAAGAAGTTGCGAACGGCTCTAAGCCTAGATGAGCTACGCAAGATGACTCGTAAACGTAAAAAACGTAAGAAGAAATAATATGATGAATCACTATTCCGTGACATATGCTGGTCGCATCGTCGGTTTCCTCATGGCTCTGTCCCTCATGATGGGATGGGATCTGGATGAAGGGTATCTCACAGAAGTCGTAACTGCTGTTCTATGGCTTTCTGGAGAGGCACTTACTCTATACGGACGATATCGCAAAGGCGATTTGCACTGGTGGGGGGCTCGTAAATAGCTAATTCATAATAGAAAAACGCATGTTTTACTTCGACGACGAACCAGCTCCTGTAGCTGAGGAAGCAGCAGAAGAGGAGGCTTCAGAGGAGGTCGATGCTTCTGAAGAAGCTTCTGCTGAAGAGTCCGCTGAATAAGAGACAGCCGAGGAAACTCGGCTTCTCTCCCCCCGTTTTTACGGGGAAGGGATGTTCGCTTGAACACCGCCCGGCTCGATAGAGTCGGGGGGAGAGAATAAAATCTTCTTTATGACAGCACAAGTTCTACAAACACCAGAGATCATTGCTATTGAAGGATCTACTATCCGAGTTCGTCACCCGGATATTTCTGGTTACACACGTACAACAATGATCGACTCGCTAACCGCAGCGGGCACATCTTTGTCAGTGCGCGACAACAATAACTTCGAAGACAACGACTGGTTCATCTTTGGGGAGATTGGTAATGCCAAGAGTGAGGAATGTGATGTGAATGGTGCGGTGACACGTGGTTCAGCACTTACCATTACAAACTCAACTAAGTTCGATCACGAGCTAGACACTCCCGTGACTCGTATCTTTGAACGCGCGTTCAAGATCTATGGAGCAGCGACAGATGGTGGTGCAGGAACACTCTTAGAATCAGTTGATGCAAAGACTGCAAGCACAAACCAGCTTGCTGATTCCATCATGGTTCAGTGGGATCGCATGTATTCAGAGTGGACATTCCAGACCACAGATACAGCATATGCGTTCTACTACGTCACGTTCTTTGATGGCACAACTGAAAGTCCAGCGTCAGATTACGTGGCTTCAACGGGTCTCGCCTTTAACGCGGCTTACTCACTCGCTCAAAAAGGTCTCAACCTCGCACGTGCTGAGGTAGATAACGAACTCATTACATGGCAGTTCTTGAGCGATACGATTGATGACTTCCAAAAACAAGTCACAGACTACGTGAAGGCTGATGGTCAGATCAAAGATTGGCCGTTCGAAGAGATCGAAGATAAGACATCTCTTGTCACAGCACAAAACCAAGACTCATACGCATTATCTGGTCTGTCTTCCACGCTCAAATACCCAGATACCTTCCAAGGAATTATCCATGTGAAGCTCGGTGCTGAGGAGCTCAGATATGCAGACCTCGACAAATATCAGTACATGACTGAAGGTCAGGTGCGAACTGAGGTGGATACACAAGCAGCCATCGGTGCAACCTCGATCATCCTTGATGATGTCTCAGAGTTCGGAGATAGTGGGTCATTTTACATCAGCACTCAGACTGGCTTGGTGACTTACACAGCGCGAGATACAAGCACGAATACACTCAGTGGGATTCCTACGGCTGGAAATGGATCGCTGACCTCGATTGCAACCGTAGACGCAATTGTGTGGCAAGGAGTAGTACCAAGTAAACCGACTCGCTACACAATCTTCAATGACAACATCTTGTTAACAGCTCCCCCAGACGCAAATACGGCTGGAAAGCGTATCAAGATCAAGTACTTCAAGGAGTTAGATCGGATCACAGCACTGTCACAGACATTACCGATTCCATTCGTACACATCTCCAAGTACTTCATCGCTGCTCAGATTGAATATCGAAAGAAGAACAGTCAGAACGGAGATCGTTACCTTGCCATCTTCAACAGAGAGCTAGACAAAGCAGCCAAGAAGTATCAAGAGCATCTCAAAGAATCTTCCGAGTACTACACATTTACCACCAACCTTAACCCATAAGTATGCCAGCATTTGACTTCCTACAATTTACAGAGGGTGCCTACTCCGATGTTGCCATCCACCTTGTACCTACTGGCCAGCGTGGAAGTGGTGCAGGAGGGGCGTTGTGGTCAATGTCAAATGTAACTACTTCTTATAAGTTAGGGACAATTCTAAAGCGGCCAGGTTACGAACAGATCGGGGATGCGCTTCAGGCAAACAAAGCCATCACAGGAATGCACAACTTTAGGCAGAGTGCTTCTGTTCAAAAGATGCTTGCTACCGTGAACGACTCAACCGATGATGATACTCAGCTCTTCTACAGTACCGGTGGTGCTTGGACAGAGATTGGTCAGGCTGAAACAGACTGGGCAAACAAGGCGAACATCAATATCGAATTCGCTGACATGGCTGATTACTGCTACATGGTCGGATGGGGATCAACAGATGGGTTTGTAACACCAGCTTCACTGACTGGGACAACATTCTCAACATCAACAAATGTCACATCCATGCCGAATGCGAAGTACATTCGCCGGTATCGTGATCGTATCTACATTGGAAACACAGATATTGGAGGAACTGCCACACCTTTCCGTGTGTATTACTCAACAATTCCTGTGTCCGGTGCAATCACATGGGAGACTGATATCAACTTCTTTGATGTCGATTATTCAGAAGAGATTACTGGATTGGGTGAGAACTGGGATCGACTCATGGTATTCACTGAATACTCAGCCTATATGGTCACTGGGGTGAATCCACTTGTACGAAAGAAGGTGTGGGATGTTGGGTGTTCAAACCACAGAACTATCAAGAACAGCGGGCAATACATGATCTGGGCCAACCGAGACGGTGTTTGGCTATCTCAAGGTGGAAGCTTCCCAAAGAACGTAGCCGGGCGTGTACTAGACTTCGTTCGTTTTGCAGATCCAACCACATTCTTCGCTGAAGTAGTTGATGAGCAATATCACTTGTACGTTGATGCTGTCACAGTAAACGGTATTAGCTACACAAACTGCTCAATCGTTTTGGATATTCCTACACTTACATGGCACATCCATGAGTATGCGGATGACTTTGAAATGATGGCAAAGTTCTACAGCTCGGGTGAGGATCAGCTCTGGCTCGGAACAGATGACGGAGAGGTCATGCGTCTTGGTAAGTACACTGACAGTACACTTCTCACTGACGATGATGGTTCAAAGATTGATTCTTCATTCCAGACAGCAGCAATGGATTTCGGAGCACCAAGCTCGGAAAAGATTTGGAATAAGATCTTCGCCTATGCAGATCGTGCAATGGGCCTCAAACTTAAAGCTCGTGTTGTAGACGCTAATAATCAGGGTGTCTCTCAATGGCGAGCCTTGGGTGAGTTGTCCAAATATGTAAACGAGTTCCAGGTTCTTACAGAGCCAGGTCACTTCCTTCAACTACAAGGTGTAGAGAGTGGGTCTAATAAATACTGGTCATTCTACGGATTCACAGTTGATGCTGATGTAGACGTTCCACAGTCTAAATAATTATGCCAAAAGTAACTGCATTCGGTAGCTCATTTGCTTCTCAGGGAGTTGAGAAGCTGGGTTTCGATTCGTCTCACCGAAGAGATACCATCTTGTTTCCGGAGCAGATTATTGATCCACAGAGCCAGCTAACAGACCTAGGATTGTTTCAGGAGAAGATCGAGAGCGTGAACTTGCGCGAAGACTCTACTATCAACGGGTCTAAAGCTTCTGATGTGCAACGTCGAGCAGAGGCTATCTTCGTTGATGACTTGGTTTACATCGGTACTCCTTATGATTCTGACACAGCACTAACATCACCACCGATGACGGTTGGTGGTGTAGGTGGTTCGATTACACGCAACGTAACGAACTCTCAGGTTCAGACGGGGAACGTATCTAACTGGCGATACTTATACTCAGGGATTCTTGCTCAGACGATTGATGACGGAACAGTGCAGTGGCAAGACAGAGATATCGAGTTCTACTGCACGGCAGAGTTTTCAGATACAACCAACCAAGATGCGTTCATTGGTATGTTTGCACGAACCTTGATTCCACCAGGACTTAACTCGACTGACACGGATCGTCATATCGGGTTTTACTTCCAAGATGATGAGGTATACGCATCGAACGCAGATGGAACAACACAAACAAAATCAGCCGATCTTACCGGTAAGATTCGTAATTCTGAAGGAGATCCAAAGCTCATCACAGACATGAATGTGTATTGGTTTAAATCGTTTGCCACGGAGAGAATTGAGTTTTATATAAACAACGACTTGGTTTACGAGAGTTTCACAAATCTCCCATTAACACAGGATGGAATTGCGTTCATTGGTATCGCAGATACCGGTTCATCAAGAACGATGGACATCAAGAACAACTACTCATGGATTCTAAAGAAGACCTAGTATGTCTACAAAACAATGCAAATTAGAAAACGGTGCGCTGTTTTATGCCGATGAGGATGATCCAAGAGTTCAAAAATATGAACAGGGGTACGATCTGTACCAAGATGATAAAGGAGAAGTGAAGTCACGGAATGAAAAAAGCCGCAAAAACATAGTGGATTTAAAAGTAAAAGTATTAAACAAAACCGCTACGACAGAGGATCTCACTAACATGGTGGAGTATCTTATCGAGAAGGTGGATAGATAATGCTATAATAGGTATATATGGCACAACTAAACTTGGCGAAAAAACTAAAAAACCTCGGTGCTACCTTTCTTGTTGATAAAACAAGCGGAGATGTATTTGTAACTCTCCCAGGAAAGTTCGGTAGAGCAAAGTCAACGTCACGACTTCGCCAAGAAACTGAGAGTAGTTTGAAGAATTCCGGTCTATCTAACCTGATTAAGAAGGGGGAGTTCAAAACACAAGAACAAATCCTTGGTGCTGGAGGTGCAGCTCGGGCCATTTCACACCCAAGTGGGGATGTGGACTCATTAGATATTCTGGGACAGGTTGTAGATGACGTCTTCCAGAATGTGGAGCAGGCACTTAAAGCACAACCTTCCGGAACAATCGCCATCGGAAATGAGAACATCTCACGATCGGATGCACAAAAGCTCATTGGTAAGACAGTAGACTTCTCACAAGCTGCTCAGGACGCACAGGCTGCCGCAGGAGAGGCCGCAGCAGCATCTCTGGATGCAAGCTTGGCTGAGCAAGATGGGGTCATTACAGAGCCTTCTGTGACGTCTGAGACTTTTTCATTAGATATCTTCCCAGACCCTACATTGGCACAGACTGTGCAGGAAACGTCCGCTGATCTGATCGCAAACCCAGAGTTTGTTAACGCAGCATTCCAAGCATTTCATGGACGTGATGCCAACCAAGCAGAGCTAGATGAGTTTGTGGGACGTAACACGGGAGAGATTCGGGGAATTATTAGAGCAGGTTCACCTGTATCACAGGCACAAGTTCAGCCTGGAACCGGAGTTGAACAGCAATTTACCCCTGAACAATTGGCTGCCGCAGACGCACTGGCTGAAGCTGCCGCTAACTCAGACCTAATCTATAAGCCACAGGTTTCTCCGGAAGATATTGATGAGTTTGTTTCTACTGGAATTGAACGCGCAACAGAAGAGCTAGATCCCTTCTTCTCTGAGCAGATCGGACGAGGGCGAGACGCCTTCATCCAGAGTATCGGATTTGAAACACAGGCTCGTCAGCGAGAACTTGAAGCGCAAGAACTGCGTGAACAGAAGGAATTACGCGCTGCTCGTGGATCTCTTGAGGAACGTGGAGCGACATTCAGTGGCGAAGCAGCGGAACTCTTGGGTGAGGAAAGTGCATTACCAACACGTTTCCAGACAGTATTAGAAGGGCTACTTCCGAAGCAGCAAGGACTTATCGCCTCAGCAGCACAGCAACGGTTTGCTGAAAGGATTGCTGGTAAAACTCAAACAGCAGAAGAACTCCTAGGAACACAAGCAGTCCAAGATATTACAGGTGATATTACCAACCCAGTAACTCAGGGATTGTTTCAGACACTCGGAACACCAACACCAGGTTCGATCGCGCGAGCAAGAGAAACGGCAATTCAGACACGAGGACGAGAACTAGCAGGAGCGGATGTGGTGAGTGAAGTTGCAACAAGCGAAGAATTTCCACAAGAACAATTAACGCAATTTATCTAATATGCCTCCTGTACTTGAATCCGCAACCGAATCTCCTGTGGAAACACAGGAACGAGTTAAAGAGCAGCTTGAAGCTTCTGGCCAAGCAACTGGCGCACGTCGTCAATTGCAGATTGACCGAGAAGCTGGTATCCCAACACAGCGTGTAACTGCTGACCGTTTCGGTGAAGGCACAGTTCCTACTGCGGCAGAACAACAAGCTACGACCCAGAACGTAACCGCTGCTGGGAACTTTGTTGATCTCGTCCGACAAAAGTCTCAAGATAAGATCAAACAACGACGCGACGAACTCCTTAGCGCGCCGCAGAATTTTGATACTCAAATTGATCTACAGCGTGGAGCACTGCACACAGCTCTTGTCGATCAAGCATCGGCTCTGACACCAGAGAACTTGCGCTGGCTCACACCACAACAACAATCAGCTATTCGTTCCGGAGACAAGAACTTGATTAAGACTGCAATCATCGGACTCAATAGCATCTCTCAGGCTCGTGCTAAGCGACAGGAAGCAACCCAAGCACGTAAAGAAGGAGTCCTAGATTTCCTTAGTGATAATAATCTTCTTGGTACCCTGTCAGAAGAACAGGCAACACAACTCGAAACAGAGGTCGGTTTGCCTGTAGGTACTGTGTCTGCACTGGCAGAGCAGCAAGCGGATGGGCAGTTCACATTTGAGGTTCGCTCCTTGAAGGGTGATCGCTTTTTGCAGCTCAAGAAGGATGCGCGAACAGGCCAGATTGTGGGACAGGAGATCATCACGGCTGGGGGTGGTGCGCCTGGAGTCGTATCAACAACAACGACCGTCACACCAGAGCCAGAACAAGCACTTTCATTTGAAGAATTCAGGAACCTTGCCATCACAGAGGGTGCATTTCTTGGTGACGCGTTGGGTTCTCCTACTGAAGAAACTATCAATGCGCTGTATCAGGATTATCTTGCTGAGACAGGTGCTACAACTGCACCACCTCAAGCACCAGCTCTTGCTGGTCCGAGTGATGAGGATGCTGTGAAACTTCTCTCTTCAACTGACAAGAAGAAGATGTTTGCTCAAGGTCTCGACCCAAACAATCCATCAGATGCACGTCAATACATTCAACAGAACTTCAGTGCAACTACAGAAGTTAGTCCAGAAGATGCAGCCTTCAATGCTTTCCTAGGAATTTCCGAATAAATTTATGTCACTTGATGTAGCACGATCAGTTCTGCAAAAAGGCCAAGCAAAACAGGCTGGCCAAGTTATTAAAGTTGCAAAAACAACTGAGACACCACAGCAGGCTGTGGAACAGGTGGCAGAAACAGAGGGTATCAAAATTACACAACCACCAATCGTCTCTCCTTTCTTCACACCAGAGGCTAGTAAGGTCACCCCGATTGAGGGCGGCCGTGTCTTTACGTTTGAAGATGGGGGTGAATTTGCTCTCACTGAAGAGGGAAAGCCGTTTATTACACCTCGTAGAGTCAGCACACAGACGAAGAACGAATTGCGTGAAGGTACTTTTGCAGATACCTCACTTGAAGTGGACCATGTAATCAGTAAGGCAATCGGAGGTACGGACACACGTAAAAATTTACAGACACTCAAGTCTACAAAGACATTGTCTCAGACAGTTCAGGATTTTATTACAGGAAAAGATCGTCTTCCTGGGCAGTATGAACCCCGCAACCGACAAGAGGGGAAGGTCATTGTTGAACAGAAGGCAATCAATAAATACAAGAGGGGCGACATCACACTGCCAGCGGCAAGAGAGGCTATCCGTAACTGGGACAAACCAGAGGTGGTCAACTTCTTGTTAGAAGAACAGGTGGTATCTCCAGATTTTGATACAGTAAATCTTACTGAAACAATCAGTCCTGAGCTCCGGCGTGGTATTCAGGAAGTGGGTGGTAGCGCAGCAGAAAAAGCCAAGGAGTTCATTGTTCGTCGCTCAAAAGAAGAGATTGCAAAGTCACCAACTCAAAGGCTTGAAGAAGCTCTCACAGTTCCTGTAGATATTGTGAAGGGAACCGTTGATCTTCTCGCAAAGGTCCCTGGATTCATGGCCCGACAAATCACTTCCGGTGCCTTCAGCTTGATTGAATCAACCACAGATCTTGAGCCAGAGTTCAAACCAGAAGGCCCTATTGAAGAGGCTTTCTTTGGGCAAGAGCCAATCGTTTCATTCCGCCGTCGTGTAGATGAATCAAAAGATATCATCTCTGCTTTGGGTGCAGATGAAGATGAAGCAGGGCGACTTGCAATAATTGGTGTTGGTCTCAGCACTATGCTCGACTTGCCACCACTGCCGGGTAAAGCCGGTAAGGCAAAGGTTACTTCCTTGGTTAAGAATGAGTTGAAAGACCAAATTGGTGAGAAACTTGCAAAGGATATTGCCGAAGATGTTTCTCGTCGAGCAGATGAATTGATTACAATTCGTGATCCAATCAAACGACAAAGGGAAGTTGAGAATTTGTTAGATGGATATAACCGTGTAGTTCTCAAAGACTCCACAAAAGAGATTCCGAATATTGATCTGGCCTCAACGTCTGTGCGTAATAAGACCAGTATCCCTTTGGATTCTGCCAAGACCGCTGATAAGGTTACTGATATTAAGTCTGGTGCTCGAAGTTCCTTCCGAGAGAAGGAGCCTGGATTTGAGTTGTCAGAAGAGACTAAGTTCCAAAAACTACAGCGGAATCTTCAAGACAAGATGAATCGACTCGGCTTTGTTCAGAAGACTATTGAAGAAACAAAAGGCGTGAAACTTGCAGATGATGTAGATGCCTACTTGCAAGCTGAGTTATTTATTGGACGCGCGAAACAACGCTTGGACAACTTTGACCGAACGACACTTGAGCCACTACTCAAGACCATGAAAGATGCTGACGTCTCGCTAGACGAGTTCGGAACATACCTTTATGCCAAGCATGCTCCTGAACGTAATGCAAAGATCTTCGATGAATTCGGCAAGCTCAATGGTAGTGGAATGACAGATGACGAGGCTAAGGCAATTCTCAAAGGATTCCAGGACTCAGGGAAACTTCGCAACATGGACGAGCTACAGAAGCTCTTCCAGAAGAACATCACAAATCAACGAATCAATATTCTTCGTGAAGCAGGTATTCTTTCTACTGACTCAGCAAATACCTTACGAACAAGCTATAACAACTACGCCCCATTGAAGGGACGAGCTGATCTTGATGACATGCGCCTTCGCGGACAGGGCTTTAGTTTGTCTGGAAAAGATATTAAACGAGCTAAGGGACGTGAATCACAAGCCCAGAACAACCCATTCACACAGGCTGTACTTGATTTCGAGGACTCTGCTATCCGTGCGGAGAAGAATAAGGTTGGTCAAACACTCCTTAAACTCGCAGAAGAAAACCCAAACCCTAAAGTGTGGGAGGTGGAGAACCTCAAGTTCACCCCAGTATTCGACAAGTCCGGTGAGATCCAATACTTCGATCCTAAGTTCAAGTTCGCTGACAATGTTGTACAGGTATATGAGGACGGTAAGTTGAAGTTGATTACCATTCATGACAAGGCTCTTGCTGAGGCAATGAAGAACATGGGTACCGAACGAGGTATCCGATTCTTACAGAATGTAAATAACTTCTTGCGTTCAGTTAACACCACAGTGAACCCAGAATTCCTCATCACTAACTTTGAACGTGATATTCAGACAGCCCTTATTCACTTGGGCGGAGAACAAAGCGCAGAGATGGCAGGTCAGGTGCTCAAAGATGTGCCTTCAGCAATGAAGGGTGTTTGGAATAACGTACGAAAGGGTGACATTGATAGCGAGTGGGCGGCTTTGTATCAGGAAATGAAGGAACAGGGTGGTCGTGTTGGGTTCTTTGACTCTAAGGGAATCGAAGATAAGACAAACGATTTGCTAAAGAAGATCCGAAACTATCAGGCTGATAACACGAAAGAAAAGATGGCTTCATTCCTCAATGGAGTCGGTGAGTATGTCGAGGCATCAAACGAAGCAGTAGAAAGTGCAACGCGCTTGTCTGCTTACAAGGCCGCAAAAGATGCCGGGATGAGTAAAGAACGGGCTGCACAACTCGCGAAGAATCTAACAATCAACTTTAACAAAAAAGGAAACTGGGGTTCTGCCCTCAATTCCTTGTACTTGTTTGCCAATGCGGGTATTCAAGGTTCAACGAAGATGATTTCTGCAATGGTGAAATCACCTAAGATCAGGAAGATTGCTGCTGGTATCGTGGCAACATCATACGGTCTCAATGAGATGAACCATGCAATCAATGCAGAAGAGTATAAAAAGATTGATGATTCAATCAAGGATCGCAACTACATCTTCATGATGCCGAACGGTAACTATATTAAGGTACCGCTGCCTTATGGTTACAACATTTTGAAAGTGATGGGAGATGTGATGTTTGAGACCACGCGTGGTCAGAAGACACCTACTGATTCAATGAAGCGTTTGGCTATGGCCTCAAATGAGGCGTTTAACCCTCTCAGTAGTGGTAGCTTCAATCAGACAATTTCACCTACGTTCTTTGATCCATTCGTTCAAGCGGCAGAAAATAAGAACTGGTTCGGTGGACCAATCAAGCCAGAGAATCTTCCTTTCGGACCACAGAGAAAGGAGAGCGATCTCTACTTTGGTTCTGTTCGACCTACGAGCAAGAAGATTACTAATTGGATAAACAAAGCTACGGGTGGTAATGATCTTGAGGCTGGATTTGCTGATGTATCACCTGAACTTCTCGATCACTTCCTCGACTTCACCACTGGTGGAGCCGGACGTTTTGTGGCAAACACGTTTGAGTCAGGTACTGGTCTGCTGAATAAGGATTTCCCAGATATCAAAAACATGCCGTTCGTTCGAAAACTGATCGGCACGCCTTCTGAGTATTATGAATCACGAATCATCAACCAGACACTGAAAGATCGTGAGATTAGATTGTTCGATAAGAAAGAAGAAGAAGAGTTCAAGTCATCAATTCGACATGAACTTCTTGAAGGTAACATCACACGTGATGAAGCTAAAACAGCAGTACGGCAGTATCTCGGTGGTCAATCAAAGGTGAAGGCCAATCGCGCGTTCGAGCAAATGCAACAACTACCACCAGATCAACGTGCTGATGCAGTTAAAGATCTTGATACGAAATCGTTAGAGCAGCTTAAAAAGCTGATTTCTTCCAGCCTACAAGAGCAAGCAGAGCAAGACCAACAACAATAACTGCCCCCACAGGGGTGAAGTAAGCATTCATCAGCACCACACCGATTGTGATTAACGGTGCTACAATGAGACCTACGATTAGTACGAGGCTGCCTAGCAATAGGTAGGCGCCAATGACTTTGAGTATTTCCATAGAATTAAATTAGCTAAATAGTTTGATAAGTAGATGGATCACGATATCGACGAACAGTAAAATGATCTTGATCGAAACACCAAGAACAAGGATGCCAATACCTAGAGCTGCTAGATTCACTAGACATGTACCTGCTGAATTGAGTTGATGTTTCATATAATTATTTTTGACAGGCCAATCTATCACGGATTGGTCTTTTTGTCAATGTATTCAGGATACTTACCTTCTAAGTAAGCTTTCTCCTTGAGCCAAAGCGGCTTGGATTTAGGGTATTTATTGAGGTTATCTTCTGTGGACTGCTGGTATGCAATCATCCTGTTCAACTCCTTCTTTAGTCCTTTGCCTAGATGGTGATACCAACAAAGTATCACACAATTCCATGCCTCTTCATTCTTACGACCTAGAGCGTGCTCGATCGTCATCCTTCCCGAGCATGTTCCTTCTTGTCTTCTGGCACACAGTTGTGGTCTGGACAGCACCTCCTCCAGAACCTTTCTTTTCATTGCTTTCATACTGAACTCTGAACACGATTATGTAAATCAATCTAACGTGCGCACTCCCAATGTGCGCAGACAGTATCGCTGTACTGCCCATGAGTTGTAACAAAGAACGATATCGTGTTCAGGATTCAGCAGGCTACATGTTGAGTGTAACCGCTTGGTTCAGAAGTAGTGCCGTACCAACAAGTAGTACGCCAACAATCATGAACATGATGAGAATCGGGCCGAAGCAGCCTTTGAATAGGTTTTTCATACTTCAATGTGTTTGTTTTCAATGAGCCAGATAAGGGCTTTAGCGCGGGCGTTGGCTTCTGTGTCGGATTCATGCACCGGGGTCGTTGCGTCATAACCGAAGTACCAAACAACTCTCCCGTCATCCATTTTGTGTTTACCCGTATCCCAACCTAAAAGACGGTCAAACTCATTAACGAATATCTCTGGCAGCATCTCTCCTAGCTCGGCTACCGTGAAGGCGGAGATCTTATTATCTGGTACGAATGAATCGGCTTCGTAAGACGTGTTCATTGGAGAAATGTAGTTACATTCTAGAACATACGGACGGTCTCCATATTTTACCAACTCCCACACACTCTCTTGTTTCACACCTAACGCTTTCAATTGTTTTGCTAGCTCAAGTGAGCAGACTTGTTGTTCGATGTTCATATATTTTCACTTCCTCAATATAGTGTGTAGAAAATCCGCTCTTATAGATGTTAGCTATCTCCTCCTCGTGTTGGGGACATGGTGTCTCAGAACAAAAATGTATGTTCATACCTTCGATTCATTGTATTGGTTGAGAGCAATCCATTGCTTACACAAAGGACAATCAGGTTCAGACGTATCACACTTTGGTAAACATTCTTCAACCACCTGAACAAGCTCACGTGCAGCGAGGAGTTCTTTGTAGATTGCTGGAAAAGTGTTGTGGAGTCTGGCAAATATGTGTGTATTTATTTCTGTGTCAAACACCGCAATCTCTGCATGACCACGGACTTTTGTAATGCGCCATGTCTTGTCATTGGTGCGATACACAACCTCTACTGGCCCTTTTACACCTTCTTCATAAATATTTTTAAGGTGCGCCAACTGTTCGTCGGGTAGGAATGTTAAGTGTTTGTTCTTCATACATTTGTAGAAAAGTGCTCTGGTATTTACACCGCCGGAGCAGCGGCGAGATACAGATCACCTCCTTGCTAGAGTGCGCACGCCATAACGAGCATGCCGTACGTCGCTAGGACAACGATGACGAATGAGAGTCCTGTCTTTAGGGCGTTCTTCCAGTTCAATTTCACCTCCATTGAACGCACAAACGTGTTATGCGCTCTAGGAAATTAAATTTAATTTAGCAAATTCACCATACATTTTTCTCGCAGCATCATTATATGCTCTTGCCGCCAACAGCTCATCTTCAAAACTTCCGAGGTGAACTCTGGCACCTTCTGAAGAAGTGATGTGCGCTACCCATTTTTTATTATTCTTGTGCCAACAGACGCCTTTGAACTTTGAGGAACAGACCCGTTTTAAGGATGATCTGTTTTGAGAATTTTGTCGTTGAGTTGCGTGTCGCAAATTTGATGCTCTATTATCGAGCTTATTGCCATTTATGTGATCTGTCACAAATCCTTTTTTTGACGGAAAAATAATGCGATGAGCTTTTACTGTTTTGCCATTCACCCATCCTGCTGGATAACCACCCCCATTCAGCGACCAACTGATGCTCGAAATGAATTCATAATCCTCGTCGTCAATGAGCATTTCAAGGTAGTCTTGTTTATTTTTTACTTTTATTTTTTTCATATTCGCGCCACTACTGCGTTGAAGAGATCAAAAGAGTTTACGTAACCAGTGGGCAATCTTCCTATTTAACCTGTTGTTCTTAATTGGGATAAGAACATAGTGACGCTTCACAAACTGTGCAAACCAGAAAGCTGAATGTTTTGTGTACTCCTTTTCAGGTAGTTTGATGCTGTCAAAATACGCTGCGTAAATCGCGTCAATGAAATGCTTACTCTTCCTGTAAAAAGCAGAATTTTGGTTTTGTTTTTGATGATTGAGAGAACATCTCGCTATACCAATAGCAGCCGAAGGCTTAATGCTTAAGTTATACTCTCTTTCTAGTAATGCATGTACGTCATTAGCTATTTTTTGCTCTAGCTTCATATAATTTGAGAAAAAAAGCGGGCGTTACTCACCTCCAGAGGATAGCCGCTTAGTCGGGTTACGCGCCCGGCAGCTCCCCACTGGAAGAGGGGATTACTCCCCTAAATGATTTCTAAGAGCTTCCTTGATTGTTCTCTTGCTCCATTTCTTTTCGTCGATTTCTACAAGGTCTTCTGGCTCATTTACGTTTATACCTGTGATCTCTTCAAAGATTGCTGCATCGAACCCCGGAAGACTGAGGAACCGCTCATGGTCTTTTGGATTTTCTTTCCACCAAATACGACACGCCTCTTTGAAGTCGAGCGTCTTTAGATAACCTCCCATTGTTTCCCATCCCTTTACATTCTTTTTCTCCTCGTCTGTCATATCTTCTTTATTCACCCAACGATTCAAAGGGATGTCAGCATAAATATTATGTTTTTCGTAAAACTCTTCAACCGTCATGTCTAATTCTTTGTTAAACAAACGCATCTTTGAACTGTCGGTGTTGAATGATCCTGAGTTCCGGTCTCCTGAGTTCCAGTGTCCTGAGTTCCAGTCTCCTGAGTTCCAGTGTCCTGAGTTCCAGTCTCCTGAGTTCCGGTCTCCTGAGTTCCAGTCTCCTGAGTTCCAGTCTCCTGAGTTCCAGTCTCCTGAGTTCCGGTCTCCTGAGTTCCAGTCTCCTGAGTTCCAGTGTCCTGAGTTCCAGTCTCCTGAGTTCCGGTCTCCTGAGTTCCGGTCTCCTGAGTTCCAGTGTCCTGAGTTCCGGTCTCCTGAGTTCCAGTGTCCTGAGTTCCGGTCTCCTGAGTTCCAGTCTCCTGAGTTCCAGTGTCCTGAGTTCCAGTCTCCTGAGTTCCAGTCTCCTGTATTTTTTGTCATATGTTTATATATTACGTTCCTAACATTATACCGCGCATAGCCTCGGCACACACTCTCGGTAGCGTGAAGTGCTGTACAACAGCGTATCCAAGGCAGATTACTGACGTTGCGTAGGCTAGGTGATGGCGTTTAATTGGTGGCTTTACCTCCTTTGGCATATCAAAGTGTTTCAAGTAATTGATCTGCCAACCCCTTCCATTCGTAAGCCTTGGTCTGGTTCTCTTTCGCAAGATCTACATAATAAGAAGCTGAGTCCCAGTTGTCGTAAATTGCCTCGCTCATTCCCATAGCTGTGTTGCCCATCGCTTCTTCTAGTTCTGATGCTGCTAGGTAGTAGTAAGACGCAATCTGACCAATTGTTTCTTTCTGTGCTTCGATCTTGTCCCGCTCGTTCTTAGCATTCCATGCAATACCCTTTTGCTTCTTAGCCTCTGCCGCTTCGTTAACAGCTTTTGCCTCAGCTTTCTTTACGTCTTCTCCCAACTTCTCTTTTTCATCCACAGAGACGTCGTATTCTCTCTTCAGTGTATCAAGTTCTACTTGCAGTGTCGTATAGTTTTCCACAGAGAACGTCAGTTCCTCTCTAAGGTCTTGGATTTGCTTGTCTTTGCGTGTTAATTCTGAATGCGCAAATGCTGACAGCATGACCAATGCAATCATTACTACCACCGTTGCCAACCCTTTCAGCATGTCTTTTTCTGTTTGACTCATATCATTATGTAATTGTTAATTGCCCAGACTTCTCTGCTTGATATTCCGGACGTTGTTTGTAATGCGTTTCTTCAACCTCGGAGATGAATAACCTGCGACGTTTCTTCCTCTGTGTATCCCATGCAGGATGATCGTCTGGAATCTCTTCACCATTCATAGTTGCAACAGGATCGTTGACTGAGATCTCACCGTAAAAGAATTTGATTCCTTTGATCGTGGGTACCCAATAGCCATTATCGTTCGTCTTCTTAATCAGATTGAAGAACTTGAGTTTCCTGAAGTTGGCTAGTTGGTTGTGTGACCACTGAAATTCCTTGTTGATGTTCATTGGTCGCCTCTCTTGCTCATATCGAGCAACGAATTGGATGAACGCACCAATAATGGTTTTGTTCAGATTGTGTGTGAATGCCGTGGCAGTATGCCCGCAACACTCACAGGTCTCTTTGTATTTCATATCATGTAGGGTCTGGAATCACGATACCCATCTCGGACGCTTTCACGATGATCCGTTCGAGGTATTCATTAAATTCCTTCGTTGTTAGCTGCTTGGTGCTAGGCACTACCTCATACTCTTTTCCTTCAAAGACTAGGACCTTTCGTGGCAAGAACATCTTTTTAAAGATTTCGTGCAACTCTTCTGCCGTATGCCCCACCTCCTTTGAGATGAGGCTCATGACAATGCCCCAGTAGTACGCATTCTGTCTCGTGCTTCTATCCTTCCCCCATTTCTTCATGGTGAGATTGTAGAAGCCGTCTTGCTGCGTCTTTGTTACCTCGATGAACCGTTCTTTGTTCATCATCTTGGCCTCGCCGTCCTCAATTTTTAGGACGAAGTTTGCAATCATACATTTCTCATGTCCCGTTTAAGCGATCGCATGCTGTAGATGTATCGCTGTAGTGGAACCTCAGTTTCATTACTTAGGAATTTCTCCTCCAATTCACGCCACTTCTCCGGTGGTGTCTGGAAGCAGAAGTCGAATACTCCCTGCTTAGATCGAGAGATGGTTGGTGCCAACCCCTGTGAGTGCAAGAAAGCTGCGAGTTGGAAGTTATCTGTTTTCTGTTCCATATTAAAAGGCTAGTTCCTCAATAAGTTTATTAATCTCGTCGAGCGTCTGTTCTTGGTAGTCTCGGTAAAACTCAATCTGAGTCTCAACCTCTACCCTGTTTATTTCATGGATGAACATCGGCTTAACTGTAATGCGCGGATCAAAGAATACGAAGTAAAGTTTATCTAAGTCCGGATTCACAATGAAGTATTGCATGGCCTGCGCTTCGTACGCGTTATCTAACTCCCGTTCGAAATACATTTGCAGGTGTCTTGATGACGATAGGCACTTGATTTCCACAGCTTCCGTGTATTTGCCGTCATTGAGAATCAATCCGTCAGGTGATAGTGCAATGTTGGGATTGTTCTCACTGATGCAGAACCCTACTTCCTCTACCTTTTTTGAAGTCTCGGCCTCAAAGAGTGCGCGTGCTTCTGCTTCCAGTCGTGAACCACGGTCCATCGCAGTTTCCTCTGAGACCTCTTGTAGACCAAGACGTTCAGCCATCAACTCGTAGAACCCTAACTTTCGCTTTGACCCACGACGGGTAATGATATCGTTCAGTTTTGATCCAGTGATCTTTCCCTGCCTCAAGGAGAACCATTCATCTGTTCTCTGTTCTACGTTGATTGTTTTCATACTTCCTCGCTTAGTTTATCTTTCAATTCGTTTTTAGCTGCGATCACTTCTGGCTGCGCCATCACACCACCGAGTGAAGTGAATAGTGTCTTCAATTCTTCTAGGCTCTCTGCTCCACTTAGTTTGCTGATAGCATTGTTTACTTCCTCCATACGCTTCTCTTCCCGATACGCTGTGTATTCCTCCATCTCTTCCATAGAAGCAACCTCTCCGCTTGCGAGATATCCGAGTAGTGCTAGTGCGCGACCCACAGCAATCGTTTCCAATTTCTCAAAGGCTTTGTCTCCCTTGCTTGGTCCAATTGCGTGGCCTGTCGCATCTGCCGAATCTGCGTTAGACTTATCTCGTAGGATGTATGCTTCAAAAAGAATGTTTCCATCTTCCAACATCTTCGGTGTTGTCTTAATAGAGCTTCGTGGGTTTTCTTCACGGAACGCTTTGAGTCGCTTTGGGACTCGTGCGTACTTGTTCCCCTTTAGATCAATTGTGTTCACTTTAGTCATATTTTTTGCAGTGTGAATAACAAGGCGCTCCTCCACATTCCTCACAAACATGTAAGCCGACCTTCTTGTAGTAAGGCTGAGCGTTTTGCGTGTTTCGGCTAAGGTCTCCCTCCATTTCCGTTTCGTTGCGTTGCATGCAGTTTACGCAAACACAGTTAGGACAACTCATACAAGTGGTTGAAAACCGGTGAGTAAAATACAAAACACACCGAAAGCTACGAGCAGGTGTGTCGAATTGATGCGCTGTTTGTTCATATCATTGCATTAGTTTCTTATGTACTAAGTGTATACCTATGTGGTACACAAGTCAACCCATACTTATCCACAATTATGCTAGAACAAGATATACAAAAAGCGATCATGGATGTGCTGAGACTGCATGGCTTCAAGGTCATCAAGTTCAACAACGTCGGTGTCTACAAGAAGAAGACTGATAGTTACATTCCAACGCATCAGAAGGGCGTCTCAGACCTCCTGTGTTGCGCTCCAGACGGTCACTTCGTAGCGATAGAGGTCAAGAGACCTGGGAACAAACCAACGGCCAATCAGGAGCAGTTCTTGGAAGAGGTGCGTGAGAAGAATGGTATTGCTCTCGTGATGACAAGTGTTGATGATGCGATCGCTTTTGTCGAAGCATATCGTTGATATATAAAGTTATCCACATTCTATAAAATAGAGGTTGTGGTATCTTATGAGCATAGCCTGCCGGAAACAGGTGCAATTAACACTTCTATTAGTTCAGTCCGAATGCCCGTGAGGGCGGTGTCATTGCAACACTTTCCAATCGGGTTGGACTAGTAGAGGTGTTTTTTTATACTCCTAAGACTGTTGGAATCACCACGGCACAGCACCGTGACTGAAGAGTGGTTCCTCCTGATTGGGTGGATGCTGTCAACACGAACCATACGGATACCTAAACCTCAAGTAAGTAACCACAGTCCTGATTCCAATTAAAAGGAATCTTGTCTGGTGGGACGAGAGACATCTTAGTTACGACTAGAACTCTTACTTAGGGAAGGAAATGGCTGGGTGGTTGTTGAGGATGGGGAATGCGTTTAGGGGCTAAAAGAGGGAAGAGTATTAGTGTCGTAAAATGTTAATACAGTGCATGATATCTCAAACATGTGGATAAGTAGACCTATTGCGGGTCTATTTTTATGTATACACATGGTATACTGTTGGTATGCTTAAAGAAGATACAAGAGTTTTCAGAGATCTTTACTTGGAGATTCCAGATATTGATCTACTCGAAACCAAACACAAACTACTCCTGCTATTGTCGTACGACTCTGACGGACGCAAAGTGCTCACAGACGTCCAAATCAGCCGTCTGACGGGTTTTAGACGAAGTAACGTCTCTCGTATCCTAACCGATGGTCAGAAGCGTCTCACGGCATTCTGGAGGGTCAAGCACAACAAAGAGCCAGACGACTATGTTCGCATGTATCTGAGGTCGATGCCTAAAGAAATTAAGGGAGCTCCTGAGTACAAGGACTTCTGGAAGATGAGGAAGAAGGTTGTTCACAAGACAACAATCACGGAGAAGAAGTTTTCATGCAATGATTGTGGGGCTACGTTCCTAAGTTTTAAAAGTAAACTTGATGCCGTCTGCGTAACCTGTAGAGGAATACACGTTTATGAAATGTGATAGATGCCAAGAGCCAACAAGCGTCACTTACAAAGATTCAGATTTAGATATGGATATGTGTGGAACCTGTTACACATATGTTCAGTGGGGCAAAACATATGACAACAAATAAAGAAAAAGATTATACCTCAGAACGTAGAATTGCTTTGCTGGCCGGCGAGGTGTGTGACGTTTTATTTAATGTAAAAGATTACAGGTATATAGGGTTTGCCCACCTAGACTTAGATGATATTGAAGTAACTTTTCATGCAACTGCATCCTCTTATCCCGGACAGGCTGCGTATGTGCCGGTAAACCATTGGTTTGAACTCACAGAAAATGGCGAATGGGCGACTTACAAAGAGATTCCAGTTTTTATAACATTCATCAAGCTGGAAATAATAGCAGAAAAAGATGACACATTAGAATTTGTTGTCTCAAAAAGAGACAGACCTTTCAAGTTTGCTGACGAATCTTGTTTTAATGACTGTAAAATAAGCGATGTAGGGTTTGAAACAATGGAAGAAATGCAAGAGGCTTGTGAACATGAATGGCGCAAGTTTTCTGTGAGAGCATCCTCTGAAGATCAAATGCAGTTCGAAGTAGAGCCAAAGAATTACTTTGGAACAGATCCTGATACTGCCAACGAGATCCGATTTACTTGGGATAAGTGTGAGCGTTGTTATGAAACAAGAAACGTCAGTTGTAAGAGTTATGACATGGGATTTTCTTGGGAAGAATTTTCCTACCAAAAAGCTCTACAGGAAGAAAGGAAGAGAAGGAGTGTGGATTGTAAACATGAAGAATTTGAATATAAAAGATTGTTAAGGTGCTACACGACTGTAAGAGATGCAAACGACCCAGATAACGAAAGATATTATGTAGACGGTCAGCCGTGCGATGATTTAAACGCTGAACTGGACAAAGTTCAATGCACCAACTGCGGAAAGTTTTATAAACACACAGAAGCTAAGTAGTATGGAGAATAAACTTTTAGAAAAACTAATACTTCGAGCAGAAGAGTTGAACAAAGAGCACTTCTTAAATAATGGCAGAAGCTCGCTTCCAGTCGTCATGACAGAGCCTAATGTTTACTACAATATTCAATTCGTTCTCGAGGCTTTAATTGAACATCTTGATCAAGAGTATGACAAACAACTGTGATCACGTATGGGAAGTGGCTGCTGTCTTTGATCCTCCTCCAGCCACATGTGTGAAGTGCGGAAAGGTTGAAGAGATTGAGTGCAAGCATGAGGAACAAGAGCTTATTTGGAATGCAGGGGTACGTGTAGAAGACTCAAATTCTCCTGGGGTATATGAACACCACCAGAGATGTATGGACTGTAAAGAGATTCTTCATCGTAAACTAGGAGAGGAGGTTGGCAAAGAGAAGATGGAGTGTAAGCATGAGGAGCATCCAGTGTACTACCATCTGCATGGTAAAACTTGGCTGGAACTCCAGCACATCTGCACCAACTGCTACAAGATTATTAAACGAGGAGAGGTTAAGTAGTATGGATAACTGTGAGCATGAGTGGAGCAGGCTTCATGTAAGTGTGTTTAACGACAGACAAGAGCACATCATGCAATGCACCAACTGCGCAGAGATTTATAAACGTATAGAGGTTAAGTAGTATGGACCTAGATAAACTGAGAGAGACCATGCAGGTTTACGAACTTGATGGTGTAGAGGTTATGGCTGTTCATGATTTTGCACCAATTGTAAAAGCCGTAGAGGAGTACAAGAAGGAGGTGCTGGAGATGTTGCCGGATGAGAAGGAGCCTCAGTACGGAACTTGGTGGAGAGCTTATAACGCCTGCCTCCAAGAGATCAAAGACAAACTAAAGGACTAAAGTATGGAATACAAACAAATTTCATGCGCAGATGAGGTCATCAAAGAGTTGAAGAAAGGATGGCATGTTGTCAGTGCTGTGACCAAAGGTTCGTACAATGAACCAATCTATATCCTCTCAAGAGAGAACCCAGAGAACTCATGGCAATGGAAAGCAGGCTACGAGCAGTGTCAGAAGGACATCGCAGACAAACTAAA